CGCATTGGTCGGTTCTGCCAGACATCAACCAAACCAGCGACCCCACCAACAATCAACATCATTGCCCCAGTCAGAGCAAACAGTTGAGTAGCGGTAAGCGAAACCAGCCCAGCATTGACAGCAAAGGCAACACCAACACAGGCTAAGCCCAAACCAGCACATACAATCATTGTTTTCATCAGAAGTCCTTTCGTCTTTTTATCTGATACCTAAATAATAGTCCCACCCACCGACATTGTCAAGTAGAAAACTCCCCGTGTCGTGAAGACGGCGAGGAGTTCTCTTTTTCTCAATCGGCTGAGCAAAATAATCCTACATCCGATAACCCAAGTGAATGGAAATACTGGCCACCTGGTTCTTTCTATTGCATAAGAAAAATCCCCGCCATTTCTGACGGGGACTTTCCTTTTAGATTACGGCGTTTGTATTACACGCACATAAACAATACGACTGTTCTTGTAGTCGGTGAGTGGTTGGATGTGAGTTCCTCCAAAACCACGATTGGCATTTACTACTTTGCCATTACCAATGTAAATAGCAGAGTGATAAAAACCAGAGTAGCCTTTCCAAGCAAAGGCAACGATGTCTCCGACTTTCGGAGTCTTTACTCGTTGCCCCACATGGGCTTGCTTTGTAGCGGAGTGAGGAAGTTCCTTACCCAACTTTAGATAAGCCCAACGAACCATTCCAGAGCAATCCCACCCGTAAGGTGTAGAGCCCGCAAACACATAAGGTGTTTTACCAACTCTATTCTTCAAAGACTTTACGACTTTGATGATTCTTGCTTTGTTGCTGATTAGTTTTTTCTCGTGAGCAATCTGTTTTTCTATGAGAGTCATTTGTTTGACGCTATAGAAAAGCAACTGCCTTGGGTCTTTTGCTACTTTTGGTTTGATAGTCGTTTTTGATACAACGGCTATCATTCCATCGTTTGCCAACTCACCTGCTTTTGCTGAACTGCTTGTACAGCCAACTAGCGTAAGAGCGGTGATTATTGCTAGCAACCATTTCATTAGGCGACCTACCTTTCCAGAACATCTCTGTTCTTATCTTTTCTTGGTCGTTGTTTGTCTTGGTTCTCCCAATACACTATTCAGTTATCCTACTATTTTACACTCGTTAATGTTCAATGTATGGGAAATAAGTCAGTTTTGGCACTTGACTTAGGTGTTTTTGACTATAACTAGAGGCTAGTTCCACTCTCCAAGTACCCGCATCAACTCGTTTGGAGTGACTCTCAGTTCCGTACAGATTTTAGCCATCATGCCTGATGGCATCTGACGATGTAGGTGAAAATACCTGCTCAGGCTACTCTTTTGCATCCCAGTTGCGATAGCGAACTGATTAAGTGATTTGTAGCCCATCTTGGTGTATCTTGCGATAAACCAGTTCCAAGCATCGGTGTTCATTTGTGTTTTTGTCTTTGCTTTCATTTTATTCTCCATCTTTTAGCAAATCTCAAATCCACCACAGTTCTCAAGGAACTCGGCAAACTCTTTTATGTCGTCTAAGTCAAGTTGGTAGTTAGTTTCCCAAGCATCGGTCTTACCCTCGCCTGAACAGCCATTACAGAATCCGTGTGTGCGACCAGTTAGCGATGCCATCTCGGAAGATAGTTCTCGCTCAGGCATCTTGTGCTCAACGCCAACTTTATCGGTACGAATACCAGTACCAGCACACCACTCACAAGTTGGTCGCTCAAGGTTGGCTAGTTCAGTATTACGCTCGGTGATGTAGCGTTCGGCATCTCCAGTAGCAAGTGATTCACGAATCTGCTTTGCTAGTAGAAGAGCACCAGACTCGTCTAGCCCATCACCATTGTTGTAGTGTCCCTCGACTGCGTTAGATACCTCAAAGGTGTCTAGGCAGTAGTTCCACAGTGGTCGCCAGCCCCAAACATTACGGCGAAAGTATTCGCCAACAGGTATCGTTGGGTTCTTTCCATAAACATCCATGCCCATTTTGGGTTCTCCTATTCGTTGATTTGAATGTGTCTATAGGTTATAGCGTACCTATGACATTATTGTTTGTCAAGTACATTACAAAAGATTTTTAGGAAATCTTCGCCCCACCACAGTTCTTCAAAAACTCGGCGAACTCTTGTAAATCAACCAGTTCTAGATAGTAAGCACTTTCGGTACTCTTATGAGTTCCTTTACCAAAGCAACCATTGCACCAGCCAAGAAGTCTTCCGTATTTTTGAGCGAGGGCGGGGTCTAGAGTCACCTGGGGCATCCCTCTTTCCATTCCCAACTCATCAGTTCGGATACCAGTCCCATCACAGACTCCACATTTGACTTCTTCGAGGTTGGCTTGGTGCTTCTCAAACCCATCGGTGTATCGCTCGGCTACCCCAGATGCGATGTCGTCAAACAACGCATCGGCAATCTTGCTTGCTTGCAGTTCAGTTAGTCGGTTTTTCTCAAACGGCTTCTCTAACTTCGGGTGGTTCTCTGAGATGTAATCCATCAAAGGCTTCCAGCCCCACGCATTTCTACCAAACTCTTCGCCCACTCGGTGCTTTGGCTTCAGTCCATGAACAGTTGTGCCCATCGGGAGTTCCTTTCGTCGTTCGTCTTCTGAGTCAATAATAGGGTCTATTGTTTTTCCGTGTCAAGTTTGACTTTTGTTGTGTATCCAATTTTGTTTAGTGCGTCTTCGGTATCCACATAATAAATCTTCGCTAAGGCATTACCCCAGTCAGCCTCGCTTCCCTCCCAATCATTACAGATGAACACAGATGTTTCTTCGTAGTTCGGTGTTGATACTGAAGATACAAGGACAACTTTCCCATCAAAGTCCCCACCCTCAAGCAAATAGAGAAAGGAAATCCTGTTCTCTTCGGCATCGAGGAGTTTGAGAGGAGATGCTTTGTGAAAATCAGGCATGGCTCAACAATAACAGAAGCAGAAGCAAAACCGCGATGAATGGAAAAACCTGCCGCCCAGGTCCTGGAAAAGCATAAAGAAAAACCCATGCTTCTTCAGCACGGGCTTTCTTTAGTTCTGGCTAATCAGCGACGACGCCTGTTGGATACTCTTGGAGCATAACTTCGGCTTGGGCGATGGCTTCCTTTAGGTCAAAGAAAGGCTCTGAGAAAAACTCGGTGTCTTTCACAGACCAGACCTCAAACCAAGGATTCATACTAACTGAGAATAGTTCTTCACTCTTCCCAGCCCACTCTTCCAGTTCTTTATCGGTAGTGATGCCAAACTTTTGTAGTGCGTCGGTGTATCTGATTATCTCTTGTGATTCATCTTCGGCACTCTTGACGATGATTCGCATCTCGCCATTTCGCACTACGAAGAAAGGATTCTCTTTGACCCCCCAAACTTCTTCGTGGTCGCTCTCCCAGACATAAAACTCTGGTGCTAACTTGTCGGCGTTAGTCATTTATCTTTCCTTTCCCCGCAGGGTGTCTTCCGATACTTGCATCTAGTTCAGCAAGTAGTCGGTGCTGTTCAGCGATGTCGTTTGCGTCGGCAGGTTCAGTTGCCCCGCACTCTTCGCATCTATTCTCTTTGTCGGCGAGCCATAGATTCCAAGTGTGGTCTTCACACTCTTTCTCTGGGTCAAGTTTCTTTTGCTCGACGCACTCTTGGCAGACAGGTCGATTAAATCGGTAATCAAACTTGTCGTCTTCTAGATTACGAACGCACTCTTCGCAGTAGGTAAGTTCTTCTTTATTAGTCATACTTCTTGTCCTGTTCTACTAGGTGCTCGATAATCTCGAACTTGCTGTTGATTAGTTCTGGGATAGCAACTTCTTCCGCGTCGCTCTCAACTTCAGAGGCTAGGACTTCCCACTCCTTATCGGAGAGGGTTCTCCCAACCACACGCTCAAAGTCGGCACGAGTCCAAGTGATTTGTATTTTGTTATCCATTAGCCAACCTCTTCTACTTGGATTTCCCAACGCAGAGGTGTTAGGTCGAAACCCTCTTCCTCGTTGATACGAGATACGGCTAGCATCGCTAGGTCGTAGTCGTCTGGATTCTCGGTGTCGCTACTTACAGTTGTGGTGTAGGTAGCGTTGGTGGTGCTTAGTGAAACGCTGTATTGCTTCATAGTTTTCTCTCCTTGTTTGTGTAACTTTTTGATGCTATAACCAACCTCAGACATTTAGCCTTTGATGATTGCGTAGTTAACTAATGGCTGGTAGGTAAGGTCGATACCTTGGTCTTCCTTGATTAGTGCGATAGCAACTCCTAGCAGATTTGCTTTGTCGGCGAAA